ATACGCCGTCACTGGATCAACAATGCCTACCAAATTGTGCATAGGCACGTGAGCTCTGCTCAATGACAACTTAGCTAAAGCGAAATCTTCTGGTTCCATAATACGAGAACCGTCAGCACCACCAGTAGCTACGAATCTATGTGCAACTCCATTGATGTCGTTATCATCAGAGGCAGTCTGCTGGTTAGCTAGAGCATAAATTGCCGTTTCTAGCTCCTCGTTAATGGCGTGCGCCTGCTCAGGAACAAACGCCGAAACTAGCTGTGACAAGTAATACGTGTCTTGCTTGGCTTTGTTAGTAATAGCAGTCGTGGACGCTTTGTAATCCGTTACGGTGAACTCAAAGTTACCTGTGTCCAACTTGTCAAAGGTAAGTTCTTCACCTTCAACGTAGTCTTTTACTGGTGCACGACCGATTGATGGAATATTAAGCGTGCCAGCGGTGTCAGTGAAGTCAGATAGCCACCACACGTATTTACGTGCCATTACGTCATCTTTAAAGATCTCCTTAAGCTCTCGAGACCATACTTGGGACCGCTGTAAGTGGTCCATATTAGTAGAGGTGAAACCCATTTAATTCTCCTTAAAAGAATTTGTCCCCCAGCCGTTCAGCGTCTTTCATGCGCCTCATGGTCGTGGCAGGACTAAAGTAGTCGTCTGAATTGGTTTTCCTCAGCTGCTTCCAATACTCCCAACTACCTTCCGCAGGCTGTCCAGTGCCTATCGCAGCGCTGTTCCTGTTAGGAGTAGTTGACGTTATTGGTGCTTGCGGAGTCTTACCGAACCACCCTAAAACTGCTTTTGGTGATTGCTGTTTAAGTGTTTCCAGTACCTCTTTTGATACACCAAGTTCGGTAGCTTTCGCTTCCAGGGCTGTCTTGGCTGCTTCCTCTGAACCTAGCTCTTGTGCAAGAGTAGACTCTATGGTCTGAGAGTTGGCCTGATACTGACTCTGAGCAGACATTGTTTCAATCTGTTCTTTCACAATCCGAGCTACTTCCTCTGCACCTAGCCCAGCTGTTGGTTCAGCTGCGGTTGCGTCAGGAGTCACTTTCTCGGTAGTCCCCTTTGCTGAATTGGCTGCTGCTTCCATATAAACATCAAGCTTTTTCCGCATGTCTGCATTCTCCGCCTCAACTTTCGAGATGTGAGAATCTTGATGTGATAATTTGGTAACTACAGCCTCTTCATTAGCGAAGGTTTGGTCTCCCACCACTAAAAATGTACTATCATTGCTTTCTTCGGTCATTGATCAAATTCCGGTAGTTTCTAATTCATCTTCTGGCTCAATCTCGTCTAATTGAGCTTCTATATCGTCGTCAGACAGCTCAGTAGGAGTGTCTACGTTAGCCTGTACTTGTTGTGCAGCTGTTTCTGCTAGTTGCTGTGTTTCCGCTTGCTCAAAAACTCTGACGTTTGGTCTTACTAGACCGAATTGTTCAACTTCTAACAACTCCTCAACCATCTCAGCCATGCGCTTACCTGACATATGCACGTTTACTGCAGGATCGTTCCCAATTGGGGTATTAGAAAAGTCTACTAAATTACGCAGAAGCTGCGACTTAGTTAGGAATCTCCTAGCACCCATAGGTCTAAGTAGACCATTACCGCTCAGATCTTCTCTAGTAAGCGTAACGAACTCTGATATTCCAAAATCGTCGTCTGGAACAGCCAACTCCATATGCCTAGACATACGCCTTACTGCCATGTCGAACAGGTTGTTCAATAGTGGCTCCCAGAAGTTCAACTCAAACATCATAGCCTTATTCAAGAATAGTGCTTGAGAGTTAGTCTGCAGCTGTGTAACTTCTTCTAGAGTCTTGTTACCAGGAGTTCTTACTCCTGCCAAATCCTTTGGCGCTCCGGCAATCTCTTCCATAAGAGCCATATAGACACGCATCTCGTTATCGTTCTGTATAGTAGCTATGTCTGGGCGTAAGTACTGAACGCTTCCGTCTTCGTCTGCGTATATACGTTCTCCTGGAACATCCTCAAAATCATCTACCTGACCTGTAACTAATACTCTAGGGTGGTTATATTGATCTAAAATATCAGCCTTCATGTTCTCTACATGATCAAGGCGGTACTGCATGCCTACTAGATTCTCTAAAGGAGACATGCCCCAAAGGTTATCAGGTCTTGGACGGTACGATCCATGCACTATTTGACCAAGGGAGTTAGACTCGTCAGTCATTTCACGGAGAATATACGCCCTATCAATAACAGTTATAATTTGGTTCTTGCGCAACTCACCAGTATCAATATCGTACCAATGACCTCGGAACTCTAGTAGCTCTACTAAATCAGAGTGTGCATATTGAGTAGGATCTCCAAAACCTGCTACTGGCAATTGATCGAAGCGGTTAAGCCTGTAGTTAAGACCTGGATCTGCCTCCAATTCAATCAGAATGTCAGCTACTGTCTTTATTGAACGAGTGATAGTAGGTGAATCACTAAATCTATCCACAGTAGGATCGAAAACAATGTCAAAAGGACTAATTCGCCGTGCGATAGTGCCCTCAAAAGTAACCGTACCATCGTCTTTAGTCTCTCTTACAAACTGTGGTTCTGCAAAAACATTTCCTGTGTCTAACCAATCAAGTAGCAAGTCTTGTGAAGTGGCCAGGAACTTACCCTGGTCAAGCATAACTTTCATAAAGGCAGTAATTGCCTTTGACTTTTTATAGTGTCTCTCTTATAGCTCCTAGCTTCGGTACTGTAGTGTTGTTTTTCCAAGGAAGCTTGGCGTTGGAAGTTGAGCGCGTATCAGTTGCGTAAATGTAGCTTCGCACCTCTTTAACGGACTCTTTCCACGGGTTACGCATACCATCCCACGTTTCCCATCTCTCCCCTATCTTGCAGGCTTTATCGTGTGGATCAAAAAACTGATCGAAATTTAATGGACGCATAAGAATTTCCTGTTAGTAACTAATGCCTCCAAAACGGGTATTAAATATCACGTTAGAGGTTGTAGACTTCTTTCTACTTTTAAGCGGAGGCTTCAACGCATCCACTGCTGCAGTGACGGCGTCCGCAAGGTCATCGTGTGCCGGTCTTGCTGAAATTATCTCTTCTTCAAGAGTCTGGCAGTGCCCGCCCTTATACAAGTGCATGACGTTATTATGAAACAACGGCAATAAGGTGGCTGCCATTCTCTCTTCTTTCGGGCCATCTGCTCTGGTAGGTCTGAACTCATCTACTGCCAGAGGAATCCCATGTCGTATAATGAAGTTGTCCTTTAGCTGCCTTACTATAGCTTGCTGGGCAGCAACTACCTCCATACGGACTTTATTGAACTCCCACTTGTTGTAGAGCTTCATTAGACGCTCAAAATACACAGGAATCTCATCTGTCTTAAATCGGTCTAAATCCAGGACGTAGTACTTTCCGTCTTCGTCTAGTCCTACTACAGCAATAGCAGAATAATCAGCGCGCTTAGACATGCTGTAAGCAAAATCCATAGACGCTATGATATTTACACGCTTTCCATTAACTAACCAGTTGCGACCATCACGTGTTACATTTTTCCTTTCGTAATATTGTATGTCGTTCCTGTCTATCTTCTGGTTTTCTGGATCATTTGGATCGTTGTAGTACTGTGCGTAAAACTGGGTTGGATCAAGAGAATACTTGGCCTTAATTCTTGCTAATATCCCAGCGTCGAATCCGTACCAATTTCCATCAGATCTTTTCTGTCTTGGCCATACAAATTCTCCATCTTCCTCTACTACTCTAGTAAAGACGTCGTATAACGGCCAGGATTCCTCCTCCTCCCCAAAGTCATCATACCTTGTGGCTGTCATATCCATCAAATGTCCGTACAAATCATTTGGATCATACCTAGTACCAACGACCCACTCTTCAGCTCCAGGATTTGCTATAGAAGCGAACTGAGCGTAGGCAGCTGCTACGCTTCTCCGTCCTTCTTCTGTATAAGCATTCTCTGGCACAACTAAATCATCGAAGATAATAAGACCAGCGTGACGCCCTGTGGTGCTGCCACCAACACCTATAGCTAATACACTAGGGTCTCTAGTACCCTCAATCTTTCTCTTGGGATGATCTACAGTTATGGCGTCTTTGTTCCACTGAGAACGCTTCGATTCCTCAATGTTGACCATGTCAGGCCAAAGCCTTCTATACGCCTTACTTGTGATAATCTCTTTTATGGCGTATAGTTGTAGCTGAGATAATCCAGCAGTAGCTGAGGTATATAAAATAGACTCTGAAGGGTGGTTTGTTAGCCACTGAGCTGCTCTAGCAGCTATTAAAAAGCTTTTCTGGTGGCCACGTGGAAGCAGCACTATGCTGTTTGGTTTAGCTCCGTGTCTTTGCCACCAACTTATTACCTCCTCGTGTACATGACCTAGCACTCTGTTAGGTATTACAGTACGTATAAACTGCAGCAGATCGTTCTCACATGCTTCACGTAATATAGAAAGCTGCTCAGCCTTTGTTGTACCCATCGTAGATTTTCCTGCTCATAGTAGCATTAGCCGCGGCAATTACACTGGCTGCATCAGGTGTACTAGAGTAGGTCGTGCCGTTATCATGTAAATACAGCATGGCGGCTGCTACGTCATCTGGTGTGTAACTGAAGAATGTGTCATCGTTCATTGAAGTGTAGTCCTACGTGTGTCCTCTTTCATAGTAGCCAAGAGGTCATCTACTTCATCTGTTACGTTAGCTGCTATACGCTCTTGGCGCTGTTTCTCAGCCTTTGTGGGTCTGCCAGCAACCTTATCTTTCCAGCCAGAGTCGGCAAGCCATTTGGCCGCTGTAAATCCTTTTTGTGGATCTCTGGCCTGAGCTACGGCGCTTTTGACGCCTATTGCTCTCATCTTAGCCTCTAATTCCTCTCTCCAACGCATAACATCCTTCTTGCAGTAGTAGGACTTGGTGATCATTTCCCAATGCTTCCACTCAGTAGGATCTAGCTTATCTAAGTACTCTTTCTTAAGGGCTCTCCAAAGAATCTTATCCTTCCATAGGGACATCGTTTTGTATGGACACCTTTCTCGTCCCATTACTTCCCTCCTTTACGACCAAATAAAGAGAACCCTTTAGCGGCCCATCGGAGACCAAACGTAGAAATTATTATCCCAAGAAGGGACCATTGATACCAATCAGGGGCTGTACCAACCATTTCCCAGGACTTTCCTATGAAAGTAGTGATGTCTGTATTAAGCAGACCATCTATGATGGGAGCCAGGAACGACAGAATAAATGGGAAAGACATAACTCCTACTAGGAACTCATCCTTTGAGCTGTTCTGCATCTGCATTTGTGCGAGATTGTCGTAATTCGCCTCTGCATGTGCCAGAGTCTTAGCCAGCTGAACCTCTCCAAGTGCTCGTATTTCTTCAATACGTAGCTTCTTTCTAGCCTTAAGCTCTTTACCCTTAAACCAATGAGTTACTGCAGCCTTTACTGGAGCAACTAGGAATGTCCACCACATATTACCTGTCCTCTAACTACCCGCCTACGTCTCGTGTTACCCGTTCAAAATTTTCGAATGCAGTAGATTTGCGCTTCTTCCTTTTCTTGGCGACCACCGGAGGTCTGCTTGGTCCTTCCTGGACAGCAACACTTTTGCGCTTAGTTGTTTGTGCTACTCTTTTCTTAGGGACTTTGGTTTGGGCTGACCTCTTAGTCGCAGCTCTTTTAGTAGTAGCTGTTTTTTGTGACGTTTTCTTTACTGCTGCTTTTCTGGCTGAGGCTTTCCTGACAGAAGCCTTTTTAGTTGTAGGCTTACTAGCAGTAGCAGGTTTCTTTTTATCTTCTTGTAAGGCAGTCGCTGTCAAAGCTGCCGCACCAATAGCAGCAACCCCTGCTGCCACTTTACGTGTCCTCGTTTTAGCAGTTTTCTTAGCTGTTGGGCCAGTAATTGCTTTAGGAGTAGAACTTTTTGTAAGTTTTGGGGAATCTACTCTTTGTGCTGTGCCGCCAAACTTCTCTACTCTGGTAGATAGCTGTTTGGCCTTTGAAGTTGGCCCAGTCAAGCGCTTCACAGGTCTCTTTCGTCCAAGAGGTCTAGGCTTGTTACGACCAAGCAATAACTTCA